TCTGGAAGAGGCAAAAGACTCCTATGTAGCACAAGAAGCTGACGATGATATGCAATCTGCCTTGGCACTTTATGGTTTCTGATTAAAGGGGAATAGCACGAATGGCTGAGATTAAAGTAAGAGTTTCTGTCAATAAAAACGAGTTAAAAGAGTTAAAATCCGAACTGAAGAATGGGGATTACACCTTACATGTTAAAGCTAAAGCAGACGGTGTTACCCAGACAACAAAAGAAACTCAAAACTTGGGAAATCAGGTAAAAACCACAACCAACGAGGTGAACAATTTAGGCTCTGCGTTTGTGGCGAAAATTAAATGGGGGCTGATACAGTCCTCTATTCGTGGCGTTGCCGATGCTTTTATGTATGCAGTAGAAAACATGAAGGAAGTTGACACGCAGATTACTAACATTGCCAAGGTAACCAACCAGTCCGTAGAAGAGTTAGGTAGTTTAGCAGATAAAGCATACGCCACAGCTTCCAAGTACGGTGTGTCGGCAGGACAGTACATGGAAGCTGTTTATGAATATACCAAAGCAGGCTTTAAAGACAATGCAGATCAGATGGCAGAGTTGTCCACGAAAGCAATGCTTGTTGGTGATACGACAGCGGCTATCGCTGATAAGTTCCTTATAGCAGGAAATGCTGCATTTGGCTTCCAGGGCAACATCCAAAAGCTGTCAATGATGGTTGACCAAGCGGACTATATCAACAACAACTATGCCACTACCCTTGACAAGATCGCAGAAGGATTTCCAAGAGTTGCGTCTGTTGCTAACATGGCAGGAATGACCGCCGAACAGACAATGGCGGCATTAGGTACGATTACAGCTACGACTCAGGAGACAGCCTCCAGAGCCGGTACAGCGTTACGTGCCTTGGTGATGAACATCCTTAAAGATACAACAACAGAGATTGAAGAGGGAGTAACCGCTACGGAAGAAAGCATCAACGGTTTGCGTGATGCTTTGGAGCAGTATGCACCTGAAGTGGTTGCAGCGGCAGATGCGACCGGACAGCTTATCAATCCTATGGAAGCCCTGAAAGCACTGGCAGATGCGTACAATGACGGACTCCTGACCGACCGTGCCATGACGGAAATTGAGATGGCTCTTGGTGGCAAGCTCCGTACCAACCAGTTAGACGCTTTGCTGAAGAATTTCTCGATGTATGAGGAAATGCTTACGGGCATGGGACAAGCGGCAGGAACAGCGGATACAGAAGTAGGCATTATGCTTGAATCCTGGGAATCAAAAACCGAGATTCTGAAAAATACGTGGACGGAGTTCGTGAGCAAGTCACTTGATAGCAGTGTATTCAAAGGTGCTATAGACGGGCTTACTCAAATAATACGCTTGTTTGGCGATTTTAACCATTTGCTTGCGACAGCGGCAGGCGCAATTGCATTCGTTAAAATTGCGAAGTCTGTAAAAGGACTTACGACACAAATGACCTCCTTAGAAAACACTATGGGGGCAATCAAAATTAAAATGGCTGATATGATTGTTACCGGAAAAGCGGCAGACGCATCCGGTAATATGACAAAGCCATACAAGGCGTTACAGCAACAGCTAAAATCGTTGCAAACCGAGTACGACAAAACGGCTACGAAAGCTCAGACACTTTCGAGAATTGGTCTTGGAATAGGCATTGCGACAACAGCGTTTTCTGTGATCACGATGATTATAAATGCCGTTCAGCAGGCAAGACAGGAATACTTAGATGGTCTGGCAGAAATAAGGGACGAAGCAATACAACAAGCCAATTCCTCTGCCGAAGAAGCCAATTCCTTATACGATTTATACGTCCAGTATGAAAATATAAAGCAGGCATACGAAAACAATGCGGCTACAAAAGAGGCATACCAAACTGCAACGGAACAGCTTGCATCTGCTCTTGGAGTGGAACAGGAAACTGTTGACAAGCTTGCGGCAAGCTACCAATATCTGACCGAAGTACAGTTAAAGTCAAGGATTGCGGATTTAGAGGCGGCGGCATTAAAGGCAAAAGAGTATTTTATTGAAGCTAATTCTGGAAAAGCATTATTCGGGGAAGGGGTAACTTCCACGTTTGATCCGGACTCCGTAAATCCCGCATATGGTGCAGCGGCATGGGAAGAAGCAAATAAGTTTTACGTTGAAGGTCATGATGATGCATGGCTTGAACAGGTATATCGAAGGACAAAGGCTTACCAAACCGTACTGGATATGTACGAGAAAGAAGCCAAGGGTTCTGTAGATTACATAAACAAAATCGGAGAAGCAAGGAAAAAGGCTATCGAGGATGCCAAGAAATGGTTCTCAGATTTGAGCGAATCTGGTCTGCAGGAGTTTATCGATTCTGAAGATGCGCTTCGTGAAATGCAGGAAAAACTTGCCGCCGTCCAGAATGGGGAAATTGTTAACGAGGAAGCAAGCGAACAGGTAGAAGAAACCACAAGCGCAATTCACGAGCAGGCAGAAGCCTATGAAACCCTTGCAGAATCTGTTGACCATGCCAAAGGAGCTTTGGAAGCATACAACGAGGCTACCAAAGAACAAAAAGGCGATACATACAAAGAGTATGTAAACGCCTATGAGAAGTTCTTGACAGACTGGGAAAACGGATTAAAAGGCTCTACTAATGTGCAGGCGGCGTTAGACCTTTTCTTTACCAACGAGCAAATATCTGCGATGCGAAAGAAGGGAATCGATGTTGGAGAAACCCTGGCATCCGATTTCTATCAGTCCCTGTTCACGCATATGGAAGAAGAAGGACGGGAGTTCAACAAAGAGGACTTCGGTGCTTATGCTGCGTTTGCCTTGTATGACGATCAAGAAGGGCAGTATTTAGCAGAGGGTTATGAAAGAGTTGCTGATCAAATTATCGACAAACATGGTGAAGTCGTTGCGGAATTCAGCAAGAGCATAGACGAAAACGGTGAAGAAAGCATCGAGATAATGGTCAATAGCTTTGAGGCATTAGGAGAAGCCTTGAACATTGATCCAAGATTCCTTGCCGTATGGTTCGATGCACTCGGTGTTCATTATTCGGGAATAGAAGAAAACGCCGAGGGGCTGACAAAACTTGCGGAAAGTCTCGGCGCACTTGAGCAGAACGCCGCAGCCGTGAATGAAGAGGGCATAATCGATGTATCAAAAATGATACAGGGTCTTGGCGAAGCAGGAGAACAGGCAAATTCCATTTGGAATACTGTTGAACGCCTCAAGGAATTGCAGGCAAGCGGCGAACTTCAGTTGGATATCGATCTAAACTCTGAAGAGGGCATGGAGAAAGTCGCAGCCCTTATCAATGAGTTTGCCGCAGCGGACGAGGCAGAAATCGAACCGGAAACCGAAATAGATACAGAGGCTGCGACATCAGAATATAATACGTTCATTGAAGAATCGAACAACAAAAAGATTACTCCTACTGTAGAGCCACAGCTTTCGGCAGCAGAACTGGCGATGCAGAACTTTCTTTCTAAGCCGAGAGTCATTAACGTACAAGTAAAAGAGACGAAAGAAAAGGCTGCTTCTGGAACAAAGAACGCAAAGGGCGGTTTGACGCTTGTTAATGAAGAAGGCCCGGAAATTATTGCGGAAGACGGAACTGCACGAATCGCAGGCAACGGTCTTCCTGCGTTAACCATCCTACAAAAAGGCGCAACGGTATTTAATGCCGCAGACACCAGAAAGATTTTTGAGAACAGCGGCATAGATGCGCTTGCAGGAGGTACGGCAAAAGGAATCAAAAGGCCGCAAGCTGCCACCAGTAATGATTCTGGAAACAATAGCACACCAAGCGGTGGTGGTTATACTGCACCTGCGCCCACTCCTACGCCTACCGAAACAGCTCCTGCTCCTACCGGAATTGATGAGGATGCATTAGCTAACTTAGAGTACGCCGTCAAACTGCATAAGTCATGGCTTGAGGTTTCCGAGTCGCTAAATGAGTCTGCGGAAGAACAGGCAAAGATGATGCAAGGCGTTGCCGATGCGCTTCTGGAACAGATCAAATATCTGGAAACAAACAAGGGCGATGCGGTCGAGATTAACAACCTATATGCGGAATATTACAACACGCTCACCAAGATAGATGAGCTTCAGTCTGATGCTCAAGAAGAAGCAAACAAAAAACAACTGAAAGATGCTGAAAGTAAAGTCGATCTTTTGAAATCTGAGCTGTCCCTGATGGAAGAACGGGGACGATCAAACAGCAAACTTGCCGACAAGAACAGGGAAATCGTTGATGCGCTCAACGAAGAAATCACCCTGATGTGGAGACAGGGAGCATCCCAGGAAGAACTTAACGAACTGCTCACGGAACGTGAACAGGTCAAAAAGAGAATAAAAGAGCTTGATAAGCAGGACGCTATCGATGCCGCTGAAGCACAGGCTAATGAGGTCGCACGGCTGAAGTCACAGCTTGAAGTATATGAGGCGAAAGACGTTTCTTATACCAAGCTTATCGCCAAACAGAAAGAAATCTATGATGCACTCGGCAAAGAGATTGAACTACAGAAAAAAGCGGGTGCGTCTCAGGAAGAAATCAACAAGCTGAAGGTAGACCAAGCCAACACACAGAAAGCCATAAATCAGCTTGAAGAAGAACAGCGTCAGAAAGCGCAGCAGGCAAAAGAAGAGACGGCAGAAGCATCGTCCAAAGAAGTTTCTTTGCTGAAGTCACAACTGGATATTCTCAAAGCAAGTGGCGCATCCAGAACAGAACAGATAGCAAAGCATCAGGAAATTATTGCTGCTCTCAACAAGGAAATTCTGACACGGAAAGCGGCAGGCGCAACTGAGGAGGAGATTAACCGCCTCATCCTTGACCAGTACAACGAGCGTGAAGCCATCAAGCAGTTGCAGGACGAGGAAAAAGAAGAGCGTGATGCCGAGATCGAAAAGCGCAAGCAGGAAAGGATAGATGCGGCTGACGAGCAGGCAAGCGAAGTAGCACTGCTGAAATCTCAGCTTGAATTACTGGAAGCACAGGATGCTTCCGTGAATAAGCGTGTCAAAAAGCAGGAGCAGATCTACGATGCTCTGACTGAAGAGATTCGACTCAGAAAAGAAGCAGGCGCAACAGAAGAAGAGATCAACAAGCTCTTAACCGAACGGCAGAATGTACGGAACAACATCAACAAGCTTCAGGAAGAGGCAAAAGAGAAAGCAAAAGAGGAAGCGGAACAGCTTAAAGAAGACACACTCAAGGCGCAGGAAGAACAGGTTGCGCTTCTGAAGTCTCAGCTTTCTCTGATGCAGGCAAAAGGCGCATCGATTAAGAGACAAATTGATAAGCAGAAAGAGATTCAGAAAGCACTTCTTGCGGAGATTAGAATCCTGAAGCAGAACGGTGCATCGCAGGAAGAAATCAACAAGGTACGGCAGGAATACTACAACATTAACAAGAACATCCAAAAGCAGGAGAAAGAACTTTTCGACACCCTGTCCACGGCTGTCAAAGATAGAATCGACCAGATAAATAAAAAGCGTGATGCCGAATTAAAGAAGCTTAAAGAAGCAAAGGACATCACCGAAAAGCAGAACCAGCTGGAAGAGAAAAAGCTTGCTTTGGAAGAGGCAAGAGAGAAGCTTGCGAACGCCAAAGCGCAGAGGACAGTTCGTGTCTACAATGCCGCAAAGGGAGAATGGCAGTGGGTTGCGAATGCACAGGATGTCGCATCTGCCAGAGATGAAGTAAAGTCCGCAAAAGAAGCCCTGGATAAGTACAACAAGGACAGGGAATATGACCGTAAGGTCGAGGAAATCAACGCTAAGTATGACGCTCGTGTTGAGCAGTGGCAGAAGATTATAGACACGCTGACAGAGCCTGCAGTTTCTCTCGGCAATGCTCTTGGAAGAATTGAGAAGAATGCGACCAAAGCCATGAAGAGTACGATCAGGGCTTTGAATAAGATTCTCAAACCGCTTGGGCATGGCATTAATCCAACTTATGATTCTGGCGGCGTTCTGCATGGCATTGGCGGCATTAAAGCAACATCAAGCGATGAGATGGTTCTGCCTCCTGACCTCACACGAGCTATGCTTACACCGATATCCGGTAATATGTTCAGTCAACGAATGAATGAACTGCGGTATCTGTACGGAGCAACAACCGGAATGAACGGTAATATAAGCACTACAGTTGGTAAGCAGATTAACGGCGGCAACTTCTACCAGTATGGAAACATTACGCTTACGGAAGAATCTGCCAGGACAACTACTGTTTACGAATTCGCACAGATGGCAAGGAACTTACGCAGCTACGTTGCGACTGCTAAATAAAGAAAGGAGTATGGCAAGGGAATATGGCCTTATATCAACCGACAAACATATATCCGAACCTTCTGAACGGAACGGAGTATGGGACAGTAGATGCTTCGCAGAGCATTGATATTCAATGGAATATTAACGGCACTAACGCAATGACCGGATATGTAATCACCATTGAAACGCTTGACGGATCATCGGTTTATACGATTACGGAAACACTCGTAACCCCAGTATATGGAAAAGACAATCTGGGGAATGTCGTTCCGTTTGTACACACCATCACATCGCCCACCAGTCACGGAATTACGAACGGAAATCAGTATCAATTCAAGATTAGGCAGAACTGGGCAACTGGATATGTCGTGCAGAACAGTCCTGCGGTTTTTCAGACAGTATATACTCCGTATTTTACGGCATCAAATTACAGCACCAGTACTCCTTCGACATATACCATTACATCCAGAAGCCATACGTTTGATTTCCTGACATTTTCTGATGTAAACCTCAGATGGTTCAGATGGATTCTTTCACAGAATACCGGAACGATAGCATCTCCGGTTGCGGGAGAAACAATTTACGACACAGGAAAAGTATACGGCTCTGGCGATATGACGATGGAATATAACGGTTTTGACACGATAAGAGTCAAAGACGTTGTAGTCCAGTGCATAGCCTGCGACAGAAACGGAAGAGAAATCTCGTCTAATCTTTACGGATTTGTTACGGATTATATTTCCCAAACTTTTGAAGCGGATGTTAGCGTTGATGCCTTAAAAACTGGTTCTGCCATCGAAGTAATGTGGTCTGGAACAAGCTATATACATGGTGTTGCTACGCCACCTTATTCTTTTGTGGGAAACAATTTGCTTTTAAGCGGACAGGGAAGCAGCGTAGTATGGGACACGGTTGATGACCGTGCGATGCTGTTCAATCTTCCGTGGATTTTTGTTTACAAGGGACAGCTTCGGCAAGCCTCTGCCATTCTTTTTAATCTTTCAAGCGAATCAGGAACGCAGGATCTTTCCCTTGAGTATGACCTTAACACAAGGACGCTTACCCTGAAGCGAAACACTACGTCCATAGATACGCATACGCCAATTAATTATGATTCAACTATTACTGCCATTCTTTACGCAGATTCTGATGGGGCGATAAGTTATTGGCTCAGAGTGGAGTATTTAACCGGAGGTCTGTATCCATCCGAAACCCTGTATCCTGAGGAAACGATTTATCCATCCGAGAGCACCGAACTTGTAGTAGACCAGTATCATCCGACAATATCATCTTCGTATACCGCAGATAATGTGTCTGGAATCAGCATTTACGGTATTCAGACATGCTATTATGCACAGCTTCTGGAATACAGCCAAATTGCATTGGATGGTATTATCGAAGCTGCATATGACAATGATTATTACACACCGGAAGCATCTATTTCGGCGGGGGTATATTTCCAGACACAATTTCAGGATGAAAATTTTGATGCAGGATCTTTGAGCGGATTCACTAACCTCTCAGGATGGATGATATACCGATACACGGAAGGGAAGACTGCCGTAGAGGTACTGGGCGAACTTCCGCTGTGGGCAAAGACATTCTGCGATTATGCGGCACGGACGGACGGCACGATGTATGTTTATGAAATTGCGCCCATTGAAGCAGGCACTAAGATCAGTGATGGAATAAGCACGGAAACACCTTTCGGAATAACCGGAACAAACTATTCCATACTTGAATGCACATACAACACATCGACCGAATGTTATCAGGTTCTTGCGGAATATGACTTCGGAAAGAATGTGCAGACAGGGGACATCTCCAACAACAACCGACCGAACATTTTGCAGAACTTTACCAGATATCCGACCGTTCAGCTTTCGCCCCAGAATTATCAGAGCGGAACTCTGACAAGTATGATTGGTAAAATTGAGATAACAGAATCCGGTGCGGTAACTTACACCGACAGCAGAGCTTTAAGGGACGCAATCTTTGCTTTATCCACATCTACCAATCCGCTTTTCCTTAAAACCAGAAAAGGGGATGTTTTGCAGATACAGATTGCAGATGCCATCTCGATGTCTACTATGGACAATACACTCGATCAGGCTCTTACTGCAACGGTTTCGTGGGTGGAAGTAGCGGACGCAAGCAACGCAAGCATTCTGACATTTGCGGGGTAAATTAATATGGCTTTTGACTACAACCTCTATGAGAAAAGTTTAAGAAGTCCCTTCCAGAAACTATGCCGACTGCGGTTCTTAAACCCAGATGGGTTTACTGCTTTTGTGGTTGATAACTCTCTGGACAACCAAGCAAATGCGACACGGAGCAAAGCGTTCATCGCAGACGGAACGATATCCGTTAATCTCCAAAACGGGCAAAGAAGAACGGCAAACGTGACGTTTGATAACGTGGACGGATTGTTTGATTATAATGTGAATCATGTCTGGTTTGGAAATGAGGTGGCGATTGATGAGGGATTAATTCTGGAAGACGGAACGGAATGCTATTTCCAACAGGGAATCTTCCTCCTGACACATCCTACAGACGCTGTACAGCCCACAGGAAGAACGATCTCGTATAACTTGGTAGATAAGTGGGCTAACCTCGATGGAACGCTCTACGGCAATTTAGAGGGCGCATATGAGGTCGCAGAGAATACCGACCCATTCAGCGCAATCTCTGCCCTGTTAGCAGAGGATAAAGGCAACGGGATTCCGGTCGATAATATGCCGCTGATAAATGCGTTTTCGCCCTACGACAACACACCATATACCGTTTCGGTAGATGGAGAAAGCACACTTGCTGAAGTAGTCCTGAAGCTTGTTGAAACACTTGCGGGACTGGTCGGATATGACCGCTCCGGAAGACTGAGAATTGAGCCGTCAAATGAGGATGTCGATGATATAACCAAGCCCGTGCAGTGGACATTCCGACTGGACGAATCAACATTGCTCGGCATGACCTATGACATCAATAACGAAGCGGTTTATAACGATTACATCGTGGTAGGAGAGCAGCTTGATGATGGCTCTCAACCGTGTGCAAGGGTACAGAATTACGATCCACGATCAAACACAAATATAAATCTCATAGGCAGGAAAACAAAAAGGGAAACGGCATCTGGATATTCGACCAATACGCAGTGCCGAGATCTTGCCACATGGAGATTAAAACGGTCAACTGTCCTGACCAGTTCCGTCAACATTTCCGCTTCCCAGATATTCCACATTCAGGAGAATCAGCTTGTGGAAATCATACGGACAGACAAGCCAGGAAGCCCCACGGAAAAGCATCTGGTACAGGGATTCTCCAGACCTCTTGTTGGCACAGGGGAGATGACAATATCCGCTATATCAACGGTGGACATTCCAGACTTCACCGTTGTTCAAATATGAAAATAAAACATAAGCAAAAACAGCAAAGGAGTAATTTAGAAATGGCAAAAGAAACCAAAAAAAGATTTATCGTTTTTGATAACGGGGACAAAAAAGAAATCGTAGGTGAAACCGGAAAATACTGGATCACAAAAAACGGTCAGGTTCGCAGACTGGACAAATCCATTGCGGACATCGTAGAAGAGAAGAAGACTGAAAAGAAAAAGAAAAAAGCAGAAGAAGAGCAGGAGATCAAAGAAGAGTTCGATGCGGGATTTGATGAGATTCCTGATGTTTCTGATTTGATGTAAGGACAGAAAGAAAGGAGATGTAAAACATGCCTATTTCGAATGGGAAATATGTACCTCCGACTGGTGGATGGGTGAACGATACCGATCCTGCCATTAATGCGACAGAGATGAATGCCATCTCTGATACATTAAAGCAAGTTCCGATTGCAAACGGTGGTACTGGTGCAACCACGGCATCCGGTGCAAGAACGAATTTGGGCTTTGGGGCGGCAGGCTCGGCCAATACTCCGGTTTACTTTAATTCAAGCGGTCTGCCGACTGCAATGACCGGAGCTTTGCCAGTAAGTAGAGGTGGAACAGGAGCAACCACAACAGCAGGAATAAGAACGAATCTTGGCTTCGGGGCGGCAGGCTCGGCAAACACCCCCGTGTATTTTAATTCAAACGGTCTGCCCGCAGCGGTAACGGGAGCTTTGCCGATTGCTAAAGGCGGCACTGGTGCTACATCCGCAGCAAGCGCAAGAACAAACCTTGGATTTGGAAGTGTAGGATCTGCGACAAGACCCGTCTATTTCAATTCCAATGGGCTTCCTGCGGCTATGACAGGCGCATTGCCTTTAGCATATGGCGGCACAGGATATTCGGAAGTTTTAACTTATTCGGATTCAACAATAAGTGTTCAGCGTTGGGGAGTAATGGTGCAGTTTACGTTCCAGGCGCAAAGCGCAACAACAAAAGTTGAGTTTCCTAACGGTGCAGTTCCGTCTACGTGGAGGCCGTCTCACACGGTCACATACCTTGTTCCTGTATTCGCAAGCGTAACGTCTGGTGCTGACGCAGCTCCGATAGGCTACGCACAAGCTACCATTACGATGAGCGGGGCAATATATGTTGAGCATTATAACAATGTTGTCGGCGCAGCAAGATTCACTGTCGGATGGTTAAAAACAGTTTCATCTTAACTTAAACACGAAACGGGGCAGAGATTTAACTCTCTGCCCTTATTACTTCTATCAATTTGTACTCGTCTGGTATCTTCAGCTTTGCGGACTCCAAGCTTTCCGCAACGATGACGATTTCCTCTTCCGATTCGTCTTCCAGATTCCGAACCAGGAATTCATATGGCTTTTTGATCACGTTTGTTTTTAACATTCCGACCCTCCTTTCTTTTCTCTGCCATGACGTTGCCATACATAACCATTACGATACTAGGCATAACATTGCTTCTCGATACCATGCCATTACTTTGCCTGACTACTCACGACAACTCTGCTCCATTACCATGCGACACCAATCAACACTCTTCCGTTGCTGTTCATTGCGATGCCAAACATCTCCGTGGCAAAATCAGGCAACGCTGACATCATACCAACCATCGTTTCCTGTCCCGTCCGCAAAAATCGGACGCACAATTTCTCTCTCCGGAATGTACCGCAGCTCTATCAGCGGATTTCCATCCGGATCTCCTGCGGCTCTGGTTGTCCGTAATGCGGAAAGAAGAGCATCACATACCGCCTGCTTGTCTTCAGCAAAGGCTTTATCCTTTACCCATTTCCATCCCTTATGGCGGTTGTTCTCATCTGCCAATTCATATAATGTGTAAGTCCCTGTTTCTTCTGGTGCTTGCAGTTCTCCACCAAAGCCATCATCTACAATTTGGCCGGATGGAATATTTCTCCATGTATCGTCCGTTATCATTGCATATGCACAAATATTATCCATCTCAAATACCTCCTTCCTCGTCCTGTACATATCCGATTCCTGTCAATTCGTAGTTTCGCTCCTCCGTTTCTGTCAGCGGAATGTTATAGTCCAGATATCCCCATGCCTCATGCTTGATCGATTCCACATAAATCCTCGTGGAAAAGTTATGCAAACTTTTTACATCGTGATTTGGGAATGTCCCTGGATTCACCGGACGCATCGTTGAATAGTATCTGTATGCCACGGTAAATTTCCTCCTTTCTTTTTGTCATGCCAACTTTTGTAATTTCTCCATGTTTTCTGCGGCACATTCGTCCCTGACTTTTGCGACCTCGTGATATTCTCTGGTGCGCCTCACCGACTGCAGCCGTCCGGAATAAATCTCCGTGGTGGTAATGGAAGAGTGTCCAAGCTCTGCCTGCAGTCTCTCTGTCCTGACTCCGGTGTTGAGATCAAGGATCGATCCATTATGCCTCAGGGAATGTGTCTTGAATCCCTTTTTACCAGTAACTGCAGCTACGTGCTTTTCCACAAGCTGACTGAGCCACTGCCGTGTCCCCTGATGCCATTCAGTTTTTCTGCTTCCTTTTCCGTACTCGTGTTCAGCGGTCGTACCGAACAGGAAATCATCATCCGTGCAGTAGTCCGGACGGATACCGGAATTAAGGTACAATTTAATAGCGGTGATGGTGATGTCGGAAACCGTGACCCATCTGGTTTTGCTTCCCTTGCCCTTGGAAATGTAGATCTCGTTGTATTCAAAATCTATATCGGCAAGCTTCAGATTGAGCAGTTCCCCGTTTCTGATCTTTCCATCCAACAGGAGAGTGACTATGGCGTAATTCCTTGCCCACTGGGTTTTGGTATAGGTCTTCACCTTCGGGCATTCGTTCTTCCAGAGCAGCTTCAGGTCTTCTGCGTCCAGGATCTTGTCGTAGATTCTGTCATCCGCATTTGTGAGCTTCGGAAACATCCGTTTCGAAACAGGGTTTTTCTCGTAGAATCCGAAGTCCGGATCGGATACGAATTCAAAAAACCCTTTAAGCTCTACAAGATACTGCCGCACGGAAGTCTTGGAAAGTCCTTCTTCCGTAAGCTTGTCTCTGTATTCCCTGATGTTCTCCGGAGTCGGGTCTTCTTCCGGTTCAGTTGCTGCCCAGAAGTTACGGAATCTCCGCAGTCTTCCGGAATAATTCTCGACCGTTTCTTCCGACAGGCCGATTGCCGTCTGTTCTGTCAGGTAGACACGAACTGCGGCATCAAATGTTCTGATCGCCTCTGTCATTTTTCTCTCTCCTTTCTTAACTTTTCCACACTATGCAATACCTTTGCGTTGCTGTGCGTTTCATTTCTAGACTCTACATTGCCTTTGCGTTACGTCACAATTCTTTGCCTTTCCTTTGCCATTCCGAACGCTTCCCGACCGTACGCAGCCGTTGCGGTGTCCCTCTACTTTCTATGATAAAATCCACTGGTGGAAATTAACGTGTGAAAGTGTTTCTGCTAAACAAAAAGGACAAACCATTTGGTTTTGGCTTGTCCTCTTGAATTCCAGTTTCGCTCCTGGATTTTAGCTTCAGCTTTCTTCCTGCTCCGGATTATTCACCGGATGCTCTTTCAGGTATTCTGCGATTTTTTCCTCGATTTCTGCTTCAGAAAGCCCCATTCGCATTTCAAGTGCTTTCTTAATGTATCCATTCATGCTTTCACCGGATTCGGCAACTGCAGGTTCAAGGATCGCTGCGAAATATTCTTTCCTGACCTCCAGAGGAATTCTCTTTAACGCTTTCTTTTTCCATCTGGTAGTTCTCTGATAGACTTTCTGCATGTCTCTTCCCATTTTTGTATCCTCCTGTAAATGGTATGTGTACATGTTAACCATATTACATTATCGTCAGATATTTTGGCAAGCCCTCTATTTACTTTTCAAGGTGCGATTCAGATCTTCAGTTTCGCTCTTTGGTTTTCAGAACCGGACGATCAGCCGCCCTGTGCCGAAATGCATATGCTTCTTCAATATCTCTTCCTTTGCTTTTTCTGTGAGGACTACGTCAAAAGCCTGTTCTTCGTTTCGGCATCTTGACCTTTCAACGTACATCAAATCCCATCCGGATTTTTTCCTTACGACTTCAAAGCATGTGCTGCTCGGAGTGTATTTATATGCCCTCGGAAAAGTCTGTGCATTATAGTCGATGCTTGCCGAGATTCCCTCCATGTGTTTTTTCGGGATGTTGAGCTTTTCCTCCAGGATTTCAATGCTGTCCACGATGTCCTTATAGGTGATGGTTCTGGCCGTGGCTTTTCCCTCTGCCGCCTTGATCATCTCTTCGATCCTGCTTTTATTTGCATCTTTAATTAACATGTCCGTTCCCTCCCTTCGGAATAAGTGTGTGCTTATCTGTTGACTTTAGATTAGCATATGTGTCCACATATTGTCAATACCAAAGAACTTCTGATTTTTTTGTGCAGTGTGTACACATTCTGCCTCATCCAAATATCGCAAATCCTCTTGCAATCATTGCCGCTGCAATCATTCCGGATACGGATTGCGGGCTACATGGTCAACCCAAAAAGCACTAAATATGATGATCATGTTTTCGGGCTTTTTATAGCCCTGATCAATAGCCCTCTTGATTAAATGAGGATGTTTTGTCCATAATGCAACGGATACGCCCGGATTAGCATAGGCAAGGTTGAAATAATTTATAACTTGCGTCACGTTATTCAAATCCCCGAATGATTCAAGACGAAAAACATCTTTCTTGATTGTCGGCCAGTCCTCAACCGGGATTATTTGACTGGTCAAGGTTTCCTGGTTCCGTGTCCAACATGCAACGCCGTCCGGGTACCTTGCCGCAATGTCAACCGCAAAACAACCGGAACAAATACTTTCTTTTGTACCCCTTGCCTTTACGGCCTGCTGCTTCTGACAATATTTATTGCAAAGGCAACAAGTTGATAAACTCCACATTTCACGCATTTTTCCCGAATGCCTTTTGGTAAAGCTTATTCCGTACGTTCTTCTGAATTCTGCGAATGTCATAGTTTTTATCCCCTTTCTGAAGTGCTCGTGTAAGTGTGCGCTGTCATTTGATGATTGTAGAATAGCATAAGTGTACGCTGATGTAAAGACGTAATAATATACAAACGTGTACACTGTTTTATTGTGCATCGTGTACACTTTCACCAGTGACGCAGGACTTTAAACAGACTTTCTTCCTATATAAAGCAAAAAACATGAGCCGAACTGAAGAACTGAAGAACTGAAGAACTGAAGAACTGAAGAATAAGTGTTTTCTTTAAATGCGATAAAGCCATTGACAGAAAGCAAAGAATACTGTATTCACGTGTACATGTTCATTGTCCCCTTATTCACTTAAGACTATATAAATTATATCCGTATACTATACACGTATACTATAAAATTTAACAATCTTTTTGAGGGGGAAAACACGTTCTTTTTTGCCCTCTGATTGTTCGGTTCCATTCCGACAGCAGTGTATATATTGTGCTATCATGGTACAAATTAAAGCCAGGGCAACAGGAGCATTAAACGATACCATGAAAGTATGAATTCCGGTTTACATTATCCGCAGTAATGGAAACTATACCCCACCGCATTACCCATTAGCCTATCGGGTGGGTAGGTTTTCAGTCGGCTCGATCGGGAAAAAACGCCGCAGCCCCAAAGCTGTTCTTCCTTTATTACAACCCATATCTAATAGATCGCTGTTCCCCCTTTACAGTAGGCTGTGTAAAATTGGTTCTCCCCCTATCACAAAATCTATTTTTCAATGTTCTCCCTTATCCCTTTGCTAACTGCCTGGTGAATGCGTGGTGGAGCAGTGATCATTGTGTAGTAACTGAGGAGTAACTGAGAGGTGAAGTAAGGGTAAATAAGTTTTCCACGCCCAATTTTTATAATAGTAAGTAGGAGGACAAAAACATGAACGGATTAACATTCATAGACTGGTTTGCGGGAGTAGGTGGATTCCGAAGGGGCATGGAGTTAGCAGGACATAAGTGTTGCAGGAAAGCAGGTCGGATTTTACGGAAACCGCTCATCATTGTTTTTCAGAGTTATGTACCTTCTTGGACAGCTCGAAGAAGAAAAGAGACCCGCTTACCTCTTCATTGAGAATGTTAAAAACCTGCTTAGTGTTAATGGAGGATGGGACTACGCCCGACTTCTCGCTGAAATGGACCGTGGCGGGTACGATGCAGAATGGCAGGTTCTCAACAGTAAGCACTTTGGAGTCCCGCAGAACAGGGAGCGTTGTTTTATTATCGGACATCTTAGAGGTCGAAGTACCGCAGAAGTATTTCCTGTCGAAGGAACAGACGGAGCGGATCATATTCACGGAATAAATCAAATTGGAAGGATAGAAAGGGAGAGCAGAGTCAACCCAAGTGTATATAGAGTATATGACACGGACGGCATGAGTCCAACTTTGACAGACATGGCAGGCGGTGGAAGAGAACCGCACACGATTGAAGTTATCGGAAAAGCCTACGACCGGGAAAACTACGGAGACAACCGAAACCGCATAATTGGTCCGGGGGGGGGCTGCGCCGAGCCTGACTGCGACACAGTACAAAGAACCGTACAGAGTGGGGTTATCGCTGTCGGAAATACGAACCCTTCTGGGAATGGGATAAATGGCAACTGCTATTTCTCAGAAGGGCTGAATCCCACACTTACGACTAACAAAGGTGAAGGAAACAAGATAGCAATTCCGGTCGATGACATTGAAACGGACCATTTATACAATCAGCGAGGGACCGTACATGATGCAGACGGAATATCACGAACACTTATTGGCGGTGGACACTCCGGGAACGAGCCGAAAGTTGCGATTCCCGTCCTTACACCGGACCGTGCGGAGAAGAGGCAGAACGGCAGACGGTTCAAGGAAGATGGAGAAGAATCCTTTACTCTGACATCCCAGGACCGTCATGGAGTTGCTGTTGAAGTTTTGCCAATAGAGATGAGCGGATGTGAAGTGTCAGAGTCAGATGATGTTTCTCACACATTAAACGCAAACGATCAAAGGAAAGTATTTGGGGCGAACCAGACGATGGTCGGCTATAACGCCACATTGAAACAGGGGGGGGAATGACCCAGACGGCACTCTGTCTTCAGGCGAGGGATTGCCGTGGGCTGTCAGGGAGTCACCAAATGATGACCATAGCGGCGATGTGTTTGCAATCGACAAAGGAATCCGACCAGAAGAACGAGAAGTCGCAAATTGCATCGAATCAAGAGAAGACAGAGGACTGTCAAAGCGAAAACAAGAAGGAACATTGATATGCATGAAGATATAAAACCGTTGACTCTATTTGCGCCAAATAATTTTGGACACAAGGCCGGTGACGGAGCAGCTACCAGAAAGCACTATGAAACAGACATACATCCTGCGCTGCAAGCACGGACCGGATCTACGCAGGCCACATATCTTGGGATGGAAGTGGAAGAGGTGGCAGTAGAAGTAAAAGAGGCAACTAAAAAAGGCTATGCAGTAGCCAGGGGGGGGCGGGACACAGTCAACCTTTCGATGCCGGGAAGCAAAACAAGAAGAGGAAGAGTCGGGGTAGATATGGCGAACACATTAGACACAAGCTGTAATCAGGGAATATTCGTTCAGATATCAGAAGAATTGACCGTATATGCGGTCTGGTATCCAAAGAAACAATGCTATATAGCCATTCGCAAGCTGACACCGAGGGAGTGCTTCCGACTTCAGGGATGGACGGATGATTATTTTGAGAAAGCACAATTTGTCAATTCGGACAGTCAGTTGTACAAGCAAGCAGGAAACGGAGTGACCGTATCGGTCATAGAAGCGATAGCGAACAAGATGACGATACATGACCCCGATGAAGCGAAAGGAGGGGAGGAAAGCGAGTGCGACTAATAGATGCAGACGAACTCATAGAGCATGTATGGCGAGACAGGCTGGACAGCAGGGAACTAATAGCAAAGATGGTCGAATCAGCACCGACAGCAATGGAGCTTTCAGGCAAGCTGATCGTCTGGGCATACTGCCGAGACTTAAACGACATCAACACAGCCATTCTCCTACAGGATGAGGATTGGGAAGGTCTGAGGGATGCAAGCCAGATAATAAGCATCACCTATGACAGTAACCACGGTTGTTATGTAGTTTTCTGGACTGTGGAAAGGAGTGTTTAGTAATGAGTAAATACATAATCGAGATTGAGGACACGCCATTTATGACACCATTCACTGACTTAGGACTGTACAAAGCTAAGAACTTTAAGACCCTGGTCTTTGACGAAGAAGGGTTAAAAAAATTGGAGCTGTACGAAGCACCGCCTTTCGATTCGGAGGGGAGAGTAATGAAAGCAAGAGGAAATATAAGTCTGTATGGCTATGTAGGAAAGAAGTTGATAAAGCTTGGCGAATTATTCGATAGCGACTGTGAAGTTTTTGCGGTTCAAAAGAATAACGAAATAAGGTTTATGACTCGTGATGAGTTGTGGGGGAGGAATTTATGTGATTTTTTCAACAACATCATGAATGCTGATATTTATGCCATGACTCTTAAAGAAGTATTTGCCAGTAAGACAGGACGAACTGTAGAGGATTGGAAAGAAATATGAGCGCACGGATCAGTCTGATGTATAAGCGTTCCGGTGGCTGCAGGACAGGGCATCGGTGCGGAGAGTGTAGATATTACTTAAAGAGCAGTGTGGAGACGGGAACGTACATCTGCAAGAAGCATGGCGAAGAAGGAACATTGTGGGAAAAAAGTTGGTATGCCTGCAAGTGGTATAAGAACCCGATAAAGAAGCGGCAACCGAAGCTGAAGGAAGAATCGACCGGGCAACTGAAGATGGTACTGAACTGAAAGGGGAAATGACATGAGAACAAGAGAAGAATTTGATAAACGCCTTTTGGAACTGGGAGCTAACAAAAACCAGATAGGCACAAGAAGCGCAGACTTATATTTTGCGGCGATGTCCGAAGCAGAAGATACAGATGAAGCATATCTGTATTTAAAAGATGACATTAAAAAATGGGATTACGCAATGCTCGACATAGCGCAACAACAGCGTCTTATTGAAAAGGCTCGTGGCATAGTTGACGGTTGCAAACCAATAACCAAGCTGATCTCAGAAATTGAAACAGTAGAGTTGCGTGACCGCTTGCGAATTGCTTCTGTTTATATTGTGTTAACAGGGGCTGATATAGCCGAAGTCCTGGAAAGGTTTTTGCCGCATTGTACAAATGACAGTAATGACGATGATGGTGATTATGATGATGATGTTTATTGAACAACCGTGAACAAAGATGCTTAACCGTAACCGCTCTTACGGTTGGTATAAAGACAAATACTGTACAGTCATAGTAGTAGGGCATCACGCATAAGGCCAGTGCGGATGCGAACAGTAAACAACAAAACAACATAACATCTCTAACTGAATGAACGGATCGATCACTTTCACAGCAGGAAGAAAAATCCGTACAGGAAGGAAAGAGGAAACGCTTTTACAGATCAATCAATCACAAGTAACTGCGAACCAAAAAAGTCAGTAACTTTTATATGTAATTCCAATAACCCCAATCGGGACAGCTTGACGAGGCTGTGTGGAAACACTGCTCAGTGTGAGCGGAACTGGGCAGTGCCGAGAGGGGCAGAGATAGTAAGTGGGACGTATGAATAGAGCGAGAAAAGAAAGCCATAAGAATAAAACCGCATGGATAAGCCTTGTGATTCTGGAGGGCGGTGACATAGAGGTTGCGCTGTTCGAAGACAGGAGAGACGCAAAGGAATCATTAGACAGCGTGTACTGGGCTTTAACAAAGGAAGAGAGGGAAAAGACCAGATACCTTTTTACCGAATTGGAGATCCATGCGAAGGGAAAATAGGGGTATAAATGATGCGTAAGGGAATGATACTGAAAACGATAGCGATATCTGCGGCACTGGTTCTGTGTGTAAGCGCAGTAGGGATCAGCGCAGAGCAGCAGAAGGAAGAAGGGGAGAAGAGCGGCACGGCTGTTGTGGAAACAGTCAAAGCGGAAGAACCGGAAGCCACACCGACCGCAGAACCGATAAAGCCAGTGAAGCACTTTGAACCGATAGTACCCGTACCCATACCCGTGGTTACGGAAGAGCCAATAGAAGAAGAGGTGGCAGAGGATGAGCCAGACAGCGCAGGAGAAGATGAAGAAGCAGTTACGGAAGTGCATAGTGAAGAACCAGGAATCGAATCAGAAGAGCTTGGAGCTGCAGATACTGAAGAGTATATCGGAGCAGTTAATGATCCTCAACTGGAATATGGACTGCCTGACGAAGAGTATTACGAGGCTGAACCGGAGATAACGGTCGAAGAATACATTGCGCCCGAAGAATCGACTTTAGTTGAAGAACCCGCACCAGAGCCTGAACCAGTAGTAGAAGAACCAGTTCCAGAAGAGCCTGTGGTTGAAGAGGTAATAACGGAAGAAGCATCGGAAAGCGAGTGGACATATTACGGTAACTGCCGAATCACACACTATTGCGATTGTCAGGAATGCACAGGGCAGTGGTACGGATCGGCAACAGCATCAGGGGAATGGCCTACAGCGTTTTATACGGTGGCATCGGGCGATGACCTTCCCTTTGGGACAGAGGTCATGATTAACGGTCAGGTCTATGTTGTGCAGGATAGAGGCGTTGGAAATGGTCAAATAGACATCTTTGTTGGAGATCATCAGTTGGCACTGGATATGGGAATGTATTTTGCAGACGTATATGTGAAATGGTAAGCATGAAGGAAGGAAGGAGAGAAGGATGAAAAAATATGACTGGATGAATAACAAAGTATTTTTGATTATTTTGCTTATCATTTGCATAGGGATGATTGGCGAGAGAATTGCAGAGTATATATTCGGGGCTTAACCCACCAGAAGGAAGGAGACAGGACATGAAGGTTTTTAGCATGGTGGATTTTGAAACAAAATGCAAGCTTCAACTGATCGATTGGAACAACGGCAATATGCTGACTAAGATAACGGTCGCAGACATCTTTGTTTTCTGGCTTTGCAGGTCATCACAAAACTATAAGTGCTTATGTGGCACAAGATTCCCCGACAACAACATATATGCTGAATTCACGTATGTTAGAGACAAGGAAGAATTGTACATGGACGTATACTTAAAAAACGAACAAGGTAATCATATGAACAAAAGCGAGGCAAACGATATAAAAAACGTCAAACGGAAGAATACAAAAGAATAGATGAATCATGATTAAATTAACGCAGTCGTTAAGCCGTTGGCTATTTATAAATCATCCTGACAAATTGCCGCTGATAATGTTTGGACATATCGAGGAATTAACAGAAGAAATGCAACGACATTATTTGGAATGGTGCAGAACAGAGGAGGGACGCTCGTATTTGAAGGGCGGTTCGAATTACAAGGAGGACGAATAATGAGCGGAGGAAGCCTTAACTATTTTTATTGCCAACTGGATGACCATGTTGGGGATTTTAAGGACAAGGAACTTGACGAACTTGTAAAGGACTTGGCAGAGCTTTTCCACGACAGGGAGTGGTACTTGTCTGCCGACACCGGAGAAGGTGACTGGGTTGAAGCCAGAGATGCGTTCAAGGAGAAGTGGTTCACGGAACACGGCAGGCAGGAACGGATCGAGAAGTACCTTGCAGAGATTGGAAAAGAAGTCCGTGAGATGTTTGGCATTTCAACGGCTTACTGTAAGAACTGTAGTTATTGGACGAAAGAAAAAGATGATTCCGCATATGGCAGATGCGTGTTTCACAAGACATGCCTGATGCATAGATCAGAATCGTGCGAGAAGTATGAAGAGAGGAGCAAGTGAATGAAGATAACGATTGATATACCCGACACTACCAACTGTGCGTTCCTGAATTACGTCTATTATGACAATCACGGCGGCAAAATGGGAGTGCGCCAGATAGGCAGCGATGATCTATATGACGGTGCGGTTATCTATGATGGGAAAAACGATTCGGAGGAAGATGATGGAGAATGAAATATACAGACTGACATTAAGTCACTATATAGAGAGCGAAGAAGAACGCATCAGAATAGAGGAGCCACTGGTTATACAGATGATTTTTGACAGGCAATACACACCGACACCTGTGTGCTTAAATCGAATGCTTGACAAGATGAGGGACGAAGTGTTGAAAAGGGCAGGTGATGAGTAATGACTGAATGGGAAGATTCTAAAGACTTCATTTCAAGGAAAGATGCGATTGGCAAACTGAAAGAGTGGTCGGGGGGATACTCGTATATTGAAATTGATACGCTCGGCGCTCTTGTGGAATTTGAACAGTTACCATCTGCAGACGTTGTTGAGGTGGTTAGGTGCAAGGACTGCGAATGGTGGACGAAACAAAAGGACAGCATACAGGGTCGATGCGACTTAATGCAAATGTATCCGACGGGGGAATGGTTCTGTGGAAATGCACAGGAAAGGAGAACCGATGATTGAACAGGGAACAGACCGATATGGAGCGGAGTTCAAACGCACGGCTAACGATTTTAATTTCAAATGGCTTGAACAGGACAACTGCATTTGTAATATCTGCCATGGGACAGGAGCGAAGATAGCGATCAGATATATCACAAGAGATTACAGGGGTAAGAAAGGCAAAATCTGTAATGTCTTGCAAGTACATGAACATAACGTATGGATATGTCTGAAATGTTTAGAGAATCTGAAAACAAAGAAGTCAGTTATAAATGAGCGGAATATTGTCCAGATCAAACCTTGTAAATACTGCGGTGGAAATGCTATCAGGAAACAGTTGCATTTTAAACTGGAAGAGGGTGAGGACAGATATAAGTGCGAACATCATGAAGACGGGAGCCTGAAATGGACATATCTTGAATGCGACAGTTGTGGTAGGGCTACAGAAGCCTATTGCTATGAATATCAATCAACGGATCAATGGAACAATGGGAAAGCGGAAAGGAGAATCGATGAAGAAACTGATCTATCTTGAAGATGCGATAAAAGCTATCATGGACTTGCCAGACTGCCCAAACGGATATAGTGACACTTATGATAAGGCGAGGGTTATTGGCGTTCTGGAAGATGTGCCATCCGCACAGCCAGAACAGCAGACAAGGTGCGCTCATTGTAAGAGATACGACCTGCATAATCACAGATGCAAATGGTGGAATCACGGCGTGAGTAATGTTGATTGGTGCAGCTATTCAGAAAGGAGAACCGATGAGCATTAACGAAGGAATGTGGATCAAGGTGCATGACGCTGCTACCAGTAAGCTGATGGCAGTGAATCTCCTGCATGTATCAAGAGTAGAAGAGTGTTGCAAAATGTCTATCCAGAATGGCAAACGAGCAAAGATATATTTGGATGACGGAACGGTGCTTACGGTTTCGGAAGCATTTACATATATAGGTGAACAGATCAGATAATTATTAAACAATACGATGGAACAGATAATTGAGAACGAGTGCTGTGCCAACTGTGGGTTGTGCATGAGGCTGACAAGGGCAGACTTCAGATATGACGAATACTACGCAGAATATGAACTGATGGATGGGTACATCTGTCTGGCATTCGCTGATGATAACCGGACAGCGGTCTGGATGTGTGAGTGCGATGCCAATAATACTGCCTGTGACAGCTACGTGCCAAAGACAGAAAGGGCTATAGAACCGTGGGAGGAGAAAGACGAGCTGTATGACAAACGACCAAGACGCAAAAAGAGACGCAGGAAAGCCAAGGCTGACGTTAGTACCCCGAAGAATGCTTACTGGTATCGCAAGGGTTAGGGAGTACGCAGTCGATAACAAGTACCACGATCCGGAGAACTACCGGAAGGTGGAAGTGGAAAGATACCGAGACAGCATGTTCCGACATCTGGTGGCGTACCTGGATGATCCCTACGGAAACGATGAGGAAAGCGGACTGCCGCACCTTTGGCACTTGGCTACCAACGTATGCTTTTTGTGCGAACTTGAACCTATCGACATGACAATAACTTATAGACAAAAGGGGGACGATACTGCCATGCAGATAACAGATAATGAAATATGCGGCACATGCAAATGGCATCAGTTCGAATCGGATTCCGGATGGGTTTGCGGCAATCCGGAAAGTGACTGCTGCTCATGTTGGACGGAGTTCAACGACTCCTGCTATGACTGGGAAGAACGAGAAGAGACAACAGGAGGATGGTGAGAATGGAAACGAGTAAGTATATACCGGATTATAGGCTTTCAATGAAGCGCAGGATACAGAACATGATTACGAGATATGAAGTGAAGATCAAAGAAGCCAAAGGTCTTGTTGACGAAACCCCGACAGGATACTTCCAGAAGGGGCGGGAACGTGCATATCAGAACGTAGTGTTGGATCTAATGAGGTTAATAGGGGAATGAAGAAGGACGCTTACATCAAGATTAACACTTTGTACAAGTGGATAGAGCAGGAGAACGAGGCATGGGGAGATGACTATGACATCTTTCAACTGCTGAAGGATATTGAGGATGACTGCCTGCCTACAATCAAATCACGGAACAGGACGGACTATAAAAAAACAAAGCTTGAAGAGCCATGTCTTCGGAAAGTAAAAGATTTGTCCGACACGGACACAATGCAGGATCTGATATCAAACAGGATACAGACAGTCATACGGGAGAGCGGACTGACCATACGTCAGGCACAACTTAAATGCAACATGTGCGGTACGACAATATATAACTGGGTGAAAAAGAAGTACTTCCCGTCAGGGTTTGGTTTAATACAGTTCTGTAATTTCTTTGGCGTATCTGCCGACTGGATCTTAGGTCTGAAGGAGGAAAGGGAATGAGCGAGTTACAGCAAGGATGGGTCTGCCCAATCTGCGGCAAGGTGTACTCACCTTATGTAGAAGAATGTGCTGAATGCAACAAACCAAAGAATGCCGCCTCATTGCCTTTTGCGGACTATGGGTATCCTGGCTATCCGACCACGACCGCACCACAGGCACACTCCGAGACAAGACAGTACAGCGATGCGTATGCCGCACTCGGCTTGGACGAGATTGAGAAACAATTGCAGGCTCAATATGCTTACACACGGCCTGCCATACCGCCCAATACTCAGTGCGTGGATTGCAGATACGGAACGCCGATGATGACACCGGACGGTATCGCAAAGTCTATCCGATGTGAAGTATATGAAGGGGAATATCGCAGTCCGCAGGATACATGCATCGGCAACACCGTCAATGTGGAAGCGATGACGGCATCGCACAAGGAGGACGGCTGATGAGATGCACACAGTGCGGTGGGGATACAAAAGTAGTCAACACGGCAAGAGCGGCACACACCATCATCAGAGAGCGAAAATGCCTGCTCTGCGGAGAAAAGTACTACTCCAAAGAAAGATACATTGATACCGATCTCGGAAGGAAAGAACTTTACAGAATAAAGAAAAAGCTGTACGGACATTAGGAGATGGGGCTATGACAAGGAAGGATCTGAAATTTACCATAGAGTATATCTCACGGCTGCAGACATTGCGTTACGCTTTTACGGAGTACAAGAAAGCATTGGTCGATGGGATACAAACATCCTACGTTAATGATGACGGCGAAACGGTTGATTGGAATCAGGAGCATGAATTCGCCATCGAGGACGCTGCGGCAGTATTCCGCAAGGCAAGCGAAGAGTTCCAACAGTTCGTTGCAGAGAGGGCAACCGATGACTAACAAAGAATGGTACGCTTACTGTGTTGACAATGGGCTGTGCGTATCCTGCCACCAACCAGTCAGCGATGGGAAACGCTACTGTCCAGACTGTGTAAGACGAAACAGGCAGCGGAACAACGAGCAGAGAGAAGCGTATATCGCAAAAGGAATCTGCCCCGTCTGCCGAACGAATGATCTTCACGGGGATGAGAAGACTTGCGTAGAGTGCAAGGCTAAGATGGCAAGCAGGAACAGCAACCGGAGCGTACAGAAGATATACTTTTACAATGCCGAGAGAAGGAAACGGCTCAAGGCAGAAAACAAATGTATTATCTGTGGAGAACCGATTGGTGATGTGCGGCACAGCACTTGCGAGAAGTGCAGAGAGAAGCGCAGACAGGAGTATGCTCAGAGCAATGCACACATAGACAGGGCGCATCGTGCCGACAGAGGACGGTGCTACATCTGCGGAAGCCGTGACCTTGCTGACGGACACAGGCTCTGCAAGCTATGCTACAAGCGGACGCTGAAGAACACAGAGAAAATGTGGTCAGCCAGGAGGAAGGATAAGGACTCAGAGTAACAAATAAATTCCGGTACAATTTGCACACGATTTGCACACGGGCTTGTCGGAAAACACATATATATATGTAAAAAAAGAATAGCGAGAGGGGGACTCGAAATTAATTCGCATTGTTTTGCAAGCATATTGCACGAAGCCCTATATTATAGGCATTTGCTCTGTGAAACACATATATATATGTAAATTCGTGCCGTAATTCACATTACGAAACCGTAACGTAAATTACCATAGCGAAACCGTACTTCCGAAAAATTTGCACACAAATTGCACACGAAATTACGAAAAAAAATCCTTGAGTTTGTTCTCTGATTGCCGCTTGTCCTCTTCTGCCAGATGCGTGTATATCTTCCGCATCACGGTAAGATCTGACCATCCACCAAGGCGCATTGTTTCAAGCTCCGGTATTCCAAGGTGGTAACACAGAGATGCAAACGAATGCCGAAGCCCATGCATTGATATCTCAGGCAAATCGTTCTGTTGGCAAATACGTTTCAGCTTCACCCACAGCCTTGCAAAGCTTGTATGGCATAATGGTTCATTATCTTCGGAAACCGAATCAACAAGTTCCTGAAGTCGAGGAATAATAATAGGAACATCTCTTCGTGACGAATTGCTTTTATTTGTTTCCTTATAGACTATTCCATCCTCGGAAGTCACGACTGCGCCACGAACCAGAATCTTTCCATCCTTAATATTCTTTTTAGTAAGGGCGAACAGTTCCGACCGTCTCAGACCATGCAGTCCAAGAAGGACTTCCATTTCTATGTCCGTTTCTCTTACAGCATGAACAAGCACCTGGATTTGATCCGGTTGCAGGAACTCTTTTTCGACCGGCACTATTTGCGGAAGCCTTATGTTTGGAACTGGATGGTTAACGAACTTTAATGACGCACGAAGCAATCCCCACGCATTCTTTATGGTCTTTGCCCCGTAGGATTTGCTCTCTTCATTGATCACGGTCTGCCAGTTTTTTACAGACGAAATGGTTTTCTTTTCTATACTCTTCCAATGATTCTTCCTTATCATCCGGTATCCTCTTATTGATGACGGTGATAATACATTGGTTCGTGAATCAATATAGGCATCCATTATAGAACCCACAGTAGCATTCTCCGAATGAATAATTCCGTACCCGTCCGCATGATGTGATTTAAGTGAAAGCAACCATCTATCACATTCCTTTTTGGTAGGTGCGGTATAGGACATTCGTTCTCCGTCTATCATGATCTGGACACGCCAGTTTCCGCTTTTTAGTTTTTTGGCTCTTGGAAGTTTCACACAAGCATCCTTTCTTCTATATCTTTAACCAGTTCATCCGAATACAGATCATCATTCTCTATGTGCTTTAATTCATGCTGATATGCCTTTATCTGCCGTTCTCGTGGGATGTTGGCATTGATAACGATGGTCAAGAATCCAGAGCCGTCTGGGTCAGTGACAACACAGCTGTCGGCGGCTTGATTTGGGAACGGCACAAGTTTTACTTTGAAGTCTCGTACTGCCAAGTATTTTCCCAATTATTATTTTCCTTTCGTGGAGTCGAGCAATTTTACGATGGCTTCTATCTGCTCCTTGGTTGCTGTCTTGGCAGATTTAAATAGCATCTTCATCTCGGATCGGTCACGCAACTGCTGAAGATACTCCTGCGTTTCGATGTCCTCATCAGACACCTGGTCAGAAAAATCAGACCTTCTGCAATGAAAGATTTTGCACATGTCATCGACTTTATCCATTCTTGGTGTCTTCTTGGCTTTCACCCAGTTTGTGACTGCTTGTGGGGATACCTGAAGTCTGTTTGCAAGCTCCTGTTGCGTCATGTGATCCCTCGACAAAAAGTATTTAAGCCGTTGTGCAAACGCTTTGTTATAATCTTTCGCCTCCCGCATGGATGCTCCTTTCTTTCCCCTTGTATTTATTAATGTAACACAGCGTTGCTCAACATTCAACGAAAAGTTAAATTTATTTTAATAATCTACTTGACAGCGTTTAACATGGGTGTTACTATAGACTGGAAGTTAAACATTACTTAACCGAAAGGAGGAATCAAATTGCCGTATTCGTATAACAAATTAAGAGGACGCATCATTGAGCGTTACGGAAGCCAGGAAGCCTTTTCGAAGGTTGTTGGCATATCTCCGACTTCTTTGTCTCTGAAGATGACAGGCCAGACAGGGTTTTCCCAGTCCGATATAAAAACATGGTCTGAACATCTGGAAATCAAGACGGATGAAATCGGAGATTATTTTTTTGCCTGAAAAGTGAAACGAACGGAAACATAGAAAGGAATTTCAGCAATGAAGTTAGATAAACCGATCTTCAACGATCTCGTAATCCTGCTCCGTGGACACGGATACAACTCCAACAATCTTTCAATCATTATGGATCATTCACGACCCACTATACAGAAGCGAATGCAGACTCCTGGTGACTTCACCCTTTTTGACATTGCAGACATCTTGCATGACGGAGAAATCACCTTTGACCAGTTCGTAGAAGCTATCAGGAAGGACATGCCGTGAACCCACCCTGTTACATGTGCGAGAGAAGGTATCCTGCATGTCACGACACATGTAAGGCTTACAAGGACTATTACCAGAATCTCAGGAACGCAAAGGTAAGGCAGAACGCTTTTTGTGCGAAATATCATGTCCGCAACATGAGGAATTATCTGTATGGGAAATTTGGCCAGGATTAAATCAAGGACAAGAGAAGAATGGCTTGCCAAACGGCAGAAGGGTATCGGTGCGTCCGAATGTGCCTCCATCGTTGGCCTGTCACCGTGGTGTACAGCTTCTGAATTGTTTGAGCTGAAGACCGGACTGCGGAAAGCACAGGACTTGTCAGACAACGCAGATGTCAGCCGTGGTGTAAGGCTTGAGAAACCGTTAAGGGAATTATACAAGGCTAACCATCCTTCTTTTTCTGTTGCTTATCATCCGTTCGACATGTTGTACCAGAAAGATCGACCGTTCCTTTTCGCCACGTTGGACGGAGAGATTAAGGATGCCGAAGGAAGGAATGGCGTCTTAGAGATCAAAACCGCCGCTCCGAATGGAAAGGCAGGATGGGACAAGTGGCGTGACCGAGTGCCAGACCAGTACGCCTGCCAGATATGGCATCAGATGGCTGCAACGGGCTTTGAGTTCGTTGACCTGATGGCGGCTTTGTACGACCGAGAAAGTGACATGGCGATAAGAACGTATCACTTTGAACGCTCCGATTATGAGGAAGACATTGCCTACATTGTCGAGAAGGAAACGGAATTCTGGGAGAGCATACAGAGCAAAAAGATACCGCCCATGACCATCGTCTTCTGACCACATCGTAGCACTTTGACAACTAAATATAGTGAGCTGTTATGTCTGCGCCTGCCCTGTAGATCCATAGTTGACCCATAGTAAAAGCTTCATTCTCCTTTCTTCAATCGATTTGTTTGCGTGTGTGATCATTTTTTATCTGACTGACCCTCTCTACAGGGCAGACGCAGGTGTAACAGCACCGATATCTAATAGGCCGATTAGATGAGATCACAAGAACATGACAAGGAGAAAAAGGAATGAAAGGATACGCACTGCCAATATTGTTGGCTCTGGTAACAGTAATGCTGTTGGTCGGAGTACTTAGGGGGATTTAAGGATGATTGTACGGGTTAAGTATTGGAACGACACGATTTCAGCTTACGCAGGAGCAGAGTACACCTATCTGTCCGACATTGAGCTGAAGCCGTTGGAGAAGGTTCTCGTTCCGGTAGGAAACGAGGACGGACTGAAGAAAGCAATCGTAACTCAGACGGATCTGCCGTCATCGGTTTTATCACCGTCATGGGCAGACAGACCGAAAAAGGTAAGGGGGTACGACAGATGATGACACAGAAAGAAATGATCCTTCAGTACATGAAGGACGATGGCAGCATCACACCGTGGGAAGCCATGAGAGAGCTTGGCATCATGCGCCTTGGAGCAAGGATCTGGGACTTAAAGCATGACGGCATCGGAATCAAAACGGAGAAGGTAAAGAGCAAGAACCGTTACGGACGCACTACGCAGTACGCACGGTACTCACTATTGGAGGCGCAGGAATGATTATAGAGGACTTTGTAGTAAAGGCACATATCGACAGGACAGAAGTCGAAGAGGTCAAACGCCACTTGGACTGCCTTGAAGAACAGCTTCATCAGATTGCGGCAGTCATGGATTCGCTGACTGTACACATCAACAAGCTGTCTGAGGAAGGGTTGAACGTATGGGTAAAGTCAGAAGCTGATGACGAGCTTCACGGATAAGAGGAGGTAACAATGCCAGAGGTAATTTTCGACATAGACAACACCGCTCTGGAAGCGGTCAGGAGCTTGCAGATCACTGCGAACTTCAAGGAGATGGAAGCTGCTCTGTCTGAATTGGTAGAGCCTTATAAGAACCTCATCGTTACAGAGGAGGGTATCGCACAGGCAAAGACCGACAGAGCCAAGCTCCGAAAGCTTGCCACCAATATCGATGACCGGAGAAAGCTTGTAAAGAAGATGTACTCCGAGCCGCTTACCGTCTTTGAGGACAAGTGCAAACAGCTTAATGCCGTTATCGCAGAAGGAATCGACAATCTGGACAATCAGGTCAAGAGCTATGAGGCAAAGGCTAAAGCGGCAAAGATCAATGCTCTGACCGAATACTTTGATAATCTTCCGAAGCGGCATCCGCAGTACATGAAGTTTGAAGACTGTGTGAATCCGAAGTGGACGAACATGACCTATCCGGTCGAAACAGCACAGACGGAAATCGAGAACTATGTGCTGAAGGTCGATAACGACATCGATTCCATCCTGTCTCTGGAAAGTAAGTTCGAATCCCTTCTTCTGGATGAGTACAAAAAGACTGCCGACATCTCTTCTGTGCTTCTTCTGAAGAAACGTGCGGAGGATGCGGAAAAGGAAGCGGCTCTTAGAGAAGCTGCCCAGATGGAGAAAGCGGAAAGGGAAGCTGAACTGAAGCGTCAGGAAGAAGCGAAGAAAGCTTCTGTCAAGCCCGAACCAGTTCCGGTTGAAAAGAAACCGTCAGCACCGGAATACTGCCCCAAAGCTTTCCGTGTAATCACATCCAACATCGCCCAGGAGGAGGAGCTTCTGTCCTTCTGCCTGTCGCATCAAATCATGATTCAGACCATAGGAGGATAACGCAATGAGTAGCGGAGAAAAAAGAATTGCCTGTCCGTTCTGCGGAAGCGTTGATTATGAATACGTGTATCTGGACAGGAGCGATACGCCGCTCGGATGCTCTGACTGCATTCATGTGGTAGACGGTTACCAGTATGTCGAAGAGCTTGAGAACGCTGCTTTCGATGAGTATGTGGACAGTTTGGTTGACGAGGCGTTAGGCAAGTGAGAATCGACATCAAAGATCTTCCGCTCAACTTACAGAAGCAGGCACTGCGAAAACTGGCTGAAGCGGAAAAACGCAATGGCATCGCAACGAATAGCGAAGTAATGTCTGGCGAAGGAAATGTGATGGATTGTAGGGTCTTGCAACGGAAATGTATTGAAGAGCAATGTGAAGCAAAGGCAAAGCCAACAAGCAAGTATCACGCAAAGAAAGAAACGCTCACCCTGTCGGACGGAACGGAACACACATTCGATTCAAAGCATGAGGCAAAGGTGTATCAGGAGCTTGCGCTTATGGAGCGTTCCGGTGAGATCAGTAATCTTCAGCTTCAAGTTCCGTTTGTTCTGATAGACACACAGAAAGCACCAAGCGGAAAGACCTATCGGAACTGTAAATACATAGCAGATTTTGTGTTCACGGACGCAGACGGGAACACTCAGGTCTGGGACGCAAAAGGTTTTCGCACAAGCCAATTTCAGATAAAGAAAAAGCTGATGCTTGAGAGATACGGTATCGAGATCAAGGAGGTGTAAGTCGTGCATGAGGAATATGTCATTAAGGGGAGACTGCCGTGGTTTAGCACGGATGCGATGTCCGACTATGAACCATCGGACACTGATACGGAAGTCGAGAAGGAACAGTGCTTTCGCTGTCGTTATGCAGACTGTGTGAACTGTCATTGCCACGATCAGTCATCCTTCCTTATCGAGCAGTGCGAAGAACTGATAGAGCAAAACAAAAACTATAAAGAGATATGCGCCATCCTGCACATATCGAAGAGCGCATTTTATAAATACAAGGCCGTTTGTGCCATTGGATGAAAGGAGAAGTTATGAAAGCAACCAACTCACTTGTATCGCAGAAAAAGAAACCGTCCTTCAGCATGGTAATCAATTCGCAGTCCATGCAGACCATGATTGCGAAGACCATCAACAATCCGCAGAGAGCCGCATCCTTCGCAGCAACGCTTATCAGCGTGGTGTCTGCGTCCAGACAGTTGTCCGAGTGCAAACCGGAAACCATCATCTCTGCCGCACTGCGTGGCGAAGGGATGAACCTGTCCCTTCCGCTTGGTCAGTTCTCCATCGTGCCTTATGGTGACACAGCGAACTTCCAGATATCCTACAAGGGTCTGTGCCAGCTTGCGACACGGAGCGGTCAGTATCTTGACTTCGGTGCGTTTGATGTGCGAGATGGAGAGTACAAAGGCAAGCACCCACGAACCAGACAGCCTATGATCGAATGGCTTGAGGACGATGAGAGGGAAAAGCTTCCCCTTGCAGGATTCTATGCTTTTTATGAATTGCAGAACGGATTCTTCAAGAGCATCTATTGGACACATGAGAAGATCCTTAACCACGCCGACAGATACTCTCAGGCATTCCACAAGGATGTGTACGACAAGATGATAAGCGGAGAAATGTCACCGGATAAAGTGGCTCAGTACAGAAGGGGTACACCCTGGTATGACGAACCTCTTTCCGAAGCACACATGACCATGTGCAGGAAGACTATGCTTCTTCGGCTGTTGGGAGACGGTACTGCTCCGCTTTCAACGGAAATGCAGAGTGCAATGTCCCTCGACCGTGAATCGGAAAAGGGAAGCGTGATATTCCCTGATGATCCCGCTGTTGTGGAGGCCAACGCAAAAACAGAAGAAGTCATAGATGTGACAGCTACGGAGGAGAAAGTTGTCGAACCGGAACAGACACAGCCTGCGCCAGAAGCAACGAAAACAGCCTCAGACGAACGAAAACAGCCAAAGGCAGGAACAGATAGAAGAGAGCCTAAAAAGCCCTCACAGAAGCCTCTCGTGAAGGAAGAACCTCCTCTGCCGATGCAAGGTGATCTCAGCGAGTACATGACACCTCCTGCCGATGTTGACGGCCTTCCGTTTGCGTAATCGGAAAGGAGCGTGTGCATAGATGTATGACGGCGTATTATTCCGATCACCGAAGTTTAAGGCTGAACAGGAAAACGCAAAAGAATACCAGTTCGCAGTTGTCGCAGGACATCTGGTCAAAGACCCGGAGATCAAGCAGAAGACCAAGCTGCAAACATCATTCACCATTAAGTATTACACGAAGTCGTTTCTGAATGTGACCATCTGGGGAAACTCGGAAGTGGCAAGGGTGGCGGCTACATTGGAACAGGGAGACTATGTGCTGTGTATAGGGACTATTACTTACAGTCCCTATACCGTCCGCTCCGGTGCTGACAAGGGAAAGGAAAAGATATGGTCAGACCTGAACCCTCAGATCCTGATACCCATGTCCTACATGTATCAGCTTGTAGATATCTTTGCGTCACGGAAAATCAAAGCTTTGCTTGCCTCAGAAGAAAGCGATTCTATGGAGTCCATCGAAGACCATGCTGACGAGTATGAAGTAGACGGATACCAAGAAGGTGTGGAGTACGAGGAAGATTACGAAGTAACCATTTAAGGGGAGTAGTGATTATGGCAGAGAGAAGAATGTTCGCAAAATCAATCATAGACAGTGATATGTTTTTGGACATGCCATTATCTACGCAGGCGTTATATTTTCACTTGTCTATGAGGGCTGATGACGAAGGATTCGTAAACAATCCCAAGAAGATTCAGAGAATGATAGGTGCTTCAGATGACGATGCAAGAATATTGGCGGCGAAAAGCTTTATCATTCCGTTTGATTCGGGGATAGTTGTTATCAAACATTGGAAAATCCACAATTATATTCGTGCTGACCGTCTGACGAAAACAAAACATCAGGATGAGAAAGACCGATTGACCACAAATGAGAACGGTGCTTACGCCTTACTTTCCGATCAAAACACGGATGTCAGTCAGTTGGCAGTCAAGTGTCAGTCAGTTGGCAGTCAACAGCCAACCAAATGTCAGCATAGGTTAGGTAAGGATAGGTTAGGTAAGGATAGTATAGATAACCCCCCTATAGTCCCCCCTACGGATGACTCTGAGTGGGATGAACAGTTTGAAATCTTCTGGCAAGAGTTCCCAAGACGAAGAAGGGGAGCAAAGCAGGAATGCCGCAAGAAGTACAAGAACGCTTTGAGGCAGAACAATGGGCTGACTCCGGAGAAGATTCTTTCTGCCCTTCAGGAACAGAAAAAGAGCAAAGACTGGACGAAGGACTATGGGGAATATGTGCCGTCACCGCTTACATGGCTCAATCAGGGGAGATGGGAAGACGAGGTGTATGACGGTTCAGGGTATGCGGAAAGCTATGTTCTTAGCAAGGAGGATGAGGAAATCAGCATATGATTCAGATAGGGGACATCGTGGTTGTTAGGACATTTATCACGCAGCGCAAAGTCAAGGCGAAGGTGATTGATGTGAACTACAAGCACGGTTGGTATACGGTGGAGATCAAGACGGACATGGGGAATTATCGAGAGAGCCATTTCATACGAGATGTAGACACTGAAGCGTCAAAGCGTCCGGAAGCCAGGAACAAATGGTGGGGGGAAGATAATCCTGACAAATGGCTTGATGAATGGTCGGAGGATAAGTATGGCAAGTAAGGATTATACGCAGGACGGACTGCTGTACTGCGGAGCATGTAATAAGCCGAAGCAGATGAGAATTAATGTGTTCAGCGATGAGCATATCGTATCCGTGATGTGTGATTGTGAGGTCGAAGAAAAGGAAAAAGAAAGACGGGAGTGGGAAGATAAGCAGGAAGAGATCAGGATATCCAATCTTCGTGTGAACAGCATTCAGGACAGGGAGAGAAGGAAGTGTCGTTTTGAATCCGCTGAGATGACAGCCAATCTGGAGAAGTGCCAGAAGTACGTGAACAACTGGGAAGAGATGCGGAAGAACAACATCGGTCTTTTGATGTGGGGGACATGCGGAAACGGAAAGTCGTTTGCCGCTGCGTGTATAGCTAATGCTCTGACTGACAAGGGAATACCAACGATGATGACATCTTTCCCAACCATTCTTAGTGATCAGAATAACACGATGGAAATTGCACGACAGATGCGGGACTTTGAACTGGTAATCCTTGATGACCTTGGAGCAGAACGGCAAAGCCAGTACGCTCTGGAGAAGGTGTTTTACATCATTGACGAACGGTACAAGTCTGGAAAGCCTCTCATCGTAACAACAAACTTATCTCTTGACTTGATGAAAAAATACCGCAAGGGAGATACGCAATCCGGTTCGTCTTTTGGAGAAATCCAGGACTATAGCAGGATTTATGACAGGGTGTTGGAGATGTGCGTTGCGATGCATTTTGACAAGCAGTCACGAAGGGAACAACCAGTGCGTGACAAAGCAAAGGTCATGAAAGAAGCATTTGCAGAAAGGTAGATAGAAACATGGAGAAGGATACTGCGTTTGATACGTTCAGACAATCAAGCATCGGAGAAATTGAACTAAATGAATTTTTGCGTTGTATTCGCTTTACACTTTTGGCATACGCACAGGAAAACGGGTATGACTTGGCAAAATTAGTTCTGCGGCTGCTGTTTGATGAGTCGATAGACGAGGAAGAAATGTACGACACAGTTTTACAAACAAGCTGACAGAAGAGGGATAACAGATTATGGCACATGGAGTTACGGGAAAGGACAGACGATTTCAGTATTTGTCTGAAGACGTAGGAAGGGAGATGGCACTGTACTGCTTTTGTGCGGTGTTCAATCTTGAGTATGACCCGAATGCAAAATTCGACACCTACGAAGAGTATGCCGTCATGAAGCGTGAAACGACATTCGACATGGGTGAGATGAGCATTAAAAAGATACTGAGGGATCATATGACCGATAAGGAACGGTGGCATTCAATATGGGGGACTGGTGGCAGCAAGCATCCGTACACAGAGGAAGACTACAGGAGACTTGATGAGCTGTTTGACACCTATGCTGACAGGCAACTCAAGGCAGGCGGTATGGATGTTCAGGCAGAATATGTTCTCCGGTCAACGTGTCAGGATGTTCTCTTCGCAGAGAAGTGCCGTTCAAGGGGGACGAAAGAAGACATCCAGATGTACACACAGATAAACAAAACCATACAGGACAGGCTTGCCGCAGAACAGCTGCGGAAGAAGGACGCAAAGCCTGTAGAGGATGTTAAGTTAGACAGCATTGTTGTAGCACTGGAAAAGGCGGGACTGGCACGGAAAGGAAAACTTTTGTCATTGGCAGAAGTGCAGGAACAGCTTCTCCGGAGACTTGGAGCATTGGGTGGAGAACCGTCACACAAGTATCCGTACACCATAGATGCCGCTGACCAGATGCTTCACATGATCCAGAACAATATGTACGCAAATGACAACCTCCCAGAAGTGACAGAGATACCGGAAAACATGCGGTTTGATGAGAATGTTGTGTGCGAGTTTGCGGACGAACCGAACGAGAAGGAAGTGGAAGCTTATCAGAATATGGGACTGGTTCGTGAACACATTCCTGAGAAGGAAGAGGAGGAGGAGAGAATGCCTTGGCAGTAAAGAAGGTGTGGCAGAAGCAGAAAGAAACAGTATCATCAGGGAAAGTAGCAAAGAGAGACTATGATGACTATACAAGCGATTCATGGGCTTTCTTAATTAGCTTTTTCCGGTGGTATCCAGATGTGATGGGAGACATATTCCGAAGCAGTGATGCCATGTACGAATGGGACTTGATTCAGCGAGTTATGATCCGTGCCTTTGAACGGAATCAGTTTGTTGATATCACTGGATGCCGTTCCCTGACGAAGACCACATGCAAGATATACCAGAAGGTCTGCCATAATATGCTTTGGCCTGGGGTCAACTCGTCCTACTACGGGCCATCTTACAAGCAGCAGTCGGAACTGGCGCAGGCGGCATTTGCAGGCATCATGAGGGATTATCCCATCATTGCCAAACACTACAACATCGAGCATGAGTCGGTTGATAGATGGGCGGTATCAACACAGTATGGATCTCATATCACCATCAACGCAATGCGTGGGCAGAACATTCATGATGTGACTGCCGAAGAGTACGCACAGGAAGAGAATCCTGCGTTTGACTTTGAGGAGTACACGGCTGTTGTTCTTTTTGCTGTCAGACTGATATACAAGATCGGGGACATGGAAGACCCGAATTTCATTAAACACCAACAGCACTCTATCACATCGGCAAGCAGCAAGCTGAACCATGCGTACACGACACGGTGCAACCATCTGCGCCTGATGCTTCGGCATGATCCGGAAGAACCGACATTCGTAATGGATGTTCCGTGGGAAGTAATAGTACTGTCCCAGATGCGGACATACAAGTGGGCGATGCAGAGGAAGTCCGAGTCAACAATAGACAAGTGGATGAGGGAAATGTGCAGTCGGTATGTTGGCTCAACAGACCATCCGGTCGTGAGAGAAGAAACACTGGCTGAAAGCCGTTGCCTGTTGACGATGGAGGAACACCATTGCTGTAAGGACAGGGACAACAAGCTGAAGCCACAGGATGTCATCTACATAGTCGGTTATGACATATCGTATGAGGATGCCCAAATCAACGCTAAGTGCGCTTGCGTGGTAGTGAAATGCACGAAACAGAAAGACTTTTACAAGAGGGACAAGTATCTCAAACAAGTGGTGTGGATAGATGACTGGCAACCACAGGATGCGATGCTTCAGGCGAGAAGGGTAAAGGATATCTGGTATCGGTTCTGCTATGAGGGATCGGAAACATACCTTGTGTGTGACGGATGGCAGTATGGCAAGTCGGTAATTGAAGCTTTGATGCAGGATCTCGGAGATGGTCTTAGTCCATTGTGTATCTATCAGCATGACCAGTATACCGAGTACGAACTGGAAGGGGCAATCCCTGTCATTTATCCGGTCAAGGCAGGAGGTACTGGTGTGACAGACCCAGATTCTGAGATGATAAGGAACGCTGACATCCAGTTTGAGAACCGGAACGTACAGTTGCTGACTGCCAACGAAGCAGAAGGTCTGGAAGCGTACAAACGCCTGCATCGTATAAAGGATGACTATGCTGACAGGGCGATACTCAGACCGTACAGGAAGACAAAAGAACTTGTAGGACAGATACAGAACCTAAAACAAGTACCGTCCGGTGCAGGAATGAGTGAGCGGAGAATTGTGTCATCGATACAACGAGACAGTTGGTCTGCGCTGAAATATGCTCTGCGCTTTGCACAGAAGTTAGAGCGGACTTACCTTGTACGACAGGGCAAAAGGAGTGACTGGACGAAGGAGATAGAGAAGTACAAAGGTCTTGCGAAAATGGAACTGACAAGTGCAAAGATGGGCGGCAGTAACGGTCGCATGATCACTCAGAGGATAGGAGGTCGACACTATGAGTAGACGCAAAAAGGGGAAAAAGAAGTATTCACTTTACGCCTTTGAACTGAATGACGAGAATATTGCTTTGGTTTCCGCTTGTAGATTCTACAGAATCACAGCGGATTACATTTTATTGTATGAGTGTAATCAACGATTTACTAATTATAATGCAATAGGGAATAGTGAATTGAGCTATCTTACCTATGCTGACAAGCGTTGGCTGTTAGACTGCAACATGGCAATCATTGCCGAGGAAACGGAACGGCAGAAAGATAAAATAGCCAACAGCATGGGACTAATGATTGATAAGCTTGAGCAGGCATTGCGTGAAGAACGCTTAAAGGAAGATCAGAATGTCGGACAGAGCGAGTCTTAATAATGAGCTAAAAAGTCTGAAGTACGCATCCTTTCCTGAGATAAGGAATCGTATGCGGGAGCTTTCCCTTGAATACGGTGATATGCCATACAACCGTCTGGTATCTGCTTTTGGCGCAGCAGGATTAGGCGGTGTTCCTTTCACCGGAAGAGGGATTAACGATCCTTACATCCAGAACACCAGAGTCAAGCAGATATCCTCTGTCGGGAAGAAGTACCGCAAAGCCCAGGTTGAGGACATGCTTCAGAATGCAGGCGCACATGAACGGGAAATCCGTGAGGTCGAGCATTGGCTTGAGTATCCGTCCTATCCCTTGTTCCATACACGGACGGTTTACCAGAACCTCCTGACTTATCACAGTTACGTTGCGCCTTATTTAGTGGACGAATCGGATTCCAAAAAGCGTGAGTTTTGGCGTGAATGGAAACTGCTTGAAAAGCTTCGCACAACATTCGACATTAAATCCATTACACATCAGATAACAGGACAGGCGTTGCAGGAAGGGAAAGTATTTTACTATCCAAGATACAGCGTTGATAAAGTGCATAACAAAGTCAACCATGCGTTCATGCAGCAGCTTCCGAGTGACTGGGTAAAGATCGTTGGATTCAATAACATATCCAAGTACACCATTGCATTTGACCTGATGTACTTCACGCATTACGGCACTGATCCGCTACAGTTTGGCAACCTATTCATGCCGTTCTTAAAGGACTTTGATTCGGTCGTAACGACTGTTCCGAAGGGGACTGGATCTAAAATCGTATATGCCCAGAACGAAAAAATAGATGTGAAACGCCTTGCGGAAGTAAATCCCAACGCCGATGTTTATTGCCAGAATGGAAGATGGTTCTACTGGGTAACGCTTCCCGTGGATAAGGTGTTCACGTTTGAGATAGATGATACAGACAGGAATGTTGTCACGCCGTTTACTGGACTTCTGCTTGATATGCTTCAGCTGTCGCAGTTGGAAAATCTTCAAATGGAGCTGTTGCAGAACCCATTGGTGGGAATCGTAACAGGCGAAATTCCGTACTTTGAGAGTAAAGATACCAACAGCGAAGACCAGTATAAGCTGTCGATGGCGGCAAGGGCGATGTTCGAAACTTACTGGTATCAGATGACCCAGATGACAAATACGGGCGGCATCGGAATATACTCAGCACCATTTAAGAACATGAAGTTGGAGACATTACCGGAAGCACCGTCCGCAACGAACATCGTGTCAAGCGGCTATCAGGACACCATGAACAAGGCAGGACTGGGAGGCATCATTCCGACTACATCAGACACACGTTCCGGTCTGGCTCAGATATCCTTAAAGATAGAATCTCAGTTCCCGAAGATGGTTTACCGTTGCATGGAACGCATGATGAACACCATCATCGAAAAGCTGAATCTTAAATACGACTTTCGGTTTTATATGTTTGGCGATCTGGAATCTGACGAACGGCTGAGAGAAGAAGCCAGAAAAGAGATGACGCTTGGTATCCTTCCTGCGGCTATAATTTACAATTCGCTTGCGGAAAGAAGTATCATTGAAGACCTTGCCTGGAGTTCTACTATTTACGAAAGCGGACTGCTTGACAAGAGGATACCGCTCATGACTTCGTACAGCGGCTCACCGGAGAACACCGGACTGCCGCCACAGCCCGAAGGTGGCATGGTTGCAGACCCGAACGCAGACCCGACAAGAGATGTTGGTGGAAGACCGCAGAGCGATACTCCGCAGTCGGACGGAGGGGAGCAGGACGAAGATAGTTATGGGACTGGAAGGTTCGTGTCATGAAAGAATATGTAAGCAAAAGCGATCTTGACCTGATAAATTTCATATTGGAGCGAGGTGCTGATGTGAAAATACGAAGGACGGACAAGATTGTATCCATCCAGAGCGTAGATTTAAAAACAATGAGTAAGAAGAATCTGGAAGATTTGGACGAGATGAAATAACTAACGAATAACAGAATATTTCCCCTGTCGTAAAGAGTCGGCAGGAAGAAGCGAAGAGGCTTGTTGCTACAGAATCAATCTGTGGCATCAAGCTTTTATTTTTGCAAGGAGCAACAACATGGAAACAGGACAGCTTAAGGTTCTCCAGAAGTTAAACGAATACGAATTCGGTGTTTCACTTCGACTCATGCGGAACAACCGAAACCGGAACAACTGGGACTATCGGAATCTGGACAAGTACTATCAGACGTTCCTCGGAAGACCAATATTAATCGCCTACGTTAACGGCAGAATCGGTTTAGGTCACGAAATGAAGGAACGCCGAGACGGGAACGGACAGCCGTACTACTCATTCACGGACGGCACTTCCGAGCGAATAGTCGGAATGATAAGCGAAGATCCGAAAGACATCTGGCTTGAGGAAGACGGAGATGAAACATGGATCGTTGCGAATGGCAAACTGTTTTCCTTTTATGCCAAAGAAATTACGGACGAAATCATAGCCAAGGGTACATATGAGATAAGCGTAGAGACGGAAGTGTTTGATTCGTACATGGACGGAGATGTGGAAGTCTTTACGGAATGGACGGCTCTTGGCGTTACCATTCTTGGCTCTGGTGTAGCTCCTGCTATTCCTGGTGCGAACATCAAAGCATTACAAGCGTTAGAGGGCGAGTTCACGGAGTTAAAGCTTCGTGCCGCATCTTTAATAAAAACCGCCGAAGAAGATGACGGCTCTGGCACGGACGATGACATTGATGACGTTGAAGAAGAAGAGGAAAAAGATGGCGTAATCGATGTGGACGATCCTGATGCCGAGGATGGTCTGGGAGATGAAGAAGATGATGACCCAGACGATGATGATCCTTCTGAGGACGATGAAACAAACAAGCCGCAAAACAAAAATAACAGAAAAGGAGAGATTAACATGCAGGTATTTTCCAAAAAACAGTGTGCTGATTTAGCACCAAAGTTTGATGGTTATACTGTTCTGGCAGCAGGCCGTGATGATGCAGGCATAAGGGTTTGTCTGATGTCTGCCGATGGCGCAACCGCTGTTTATACAATGGGAAGTCTTGACGCTGCTGTAGTCCCCGAACAGATCCAGAAGATCAATGCAAGCGTGTCGTTTGCTTTTGATGCCGATACTACCATTTCGGTTGATTCTTGCAGTCTTACGGACTTACTCAGCGCAGAACTGATCAAAGCCAATTCCAAGCTTGACAGCACAAGCGCAGAACTGAAAGCAGCGCAGGATACCATCGAGTCTATGGAAGCTTCCGAGATGAAGCGCAGAGTATCTGCCGCTAAAGCAGCCGCAATTGCCACGCTTGAAAAATTTAATTCAAACCGTGACGAAAAAGTGGATGTTGCCGTACTTGAGTCTATCAACGAGGCCATCGATAACGGCGATTATTCCGAATGCATGAACGGCGAGGGCGAATGGTGCGGAGAAGATTCCGTATGTGAAGCCGTTTTAGCAAAATGTGCGAAAGAAGTTATGAAATATGACGCTGCACAGGTCGCACGTAACAGCACCCACTATGTATGGACTGAAGGTTCTTCCAACAGTGCAAAAACAGAAGATGGTGTGTCTTCACTGATCGCTCAGTGGAAAGCGAAAAAATAATAAAGAAGGAGTGAAAAAGAATGTCTTACATTAGTAATACAGCGTTTGAAGTAAGAGTATCTAACAACGAATGGGACAATCTTTGCAACATTACTGGTATGTATCAGGGCGAAGATGTTGTCGAAGATTGTTCCGCAGGATTCCTGTGCGCTCGTCTTGGCCTTCTCGATTGTGAAGGATTTGCAGGCATGGCGAACGAAAACGCATGGGAAATGATCGCAGCGGTTTCTACTACTACGGATGAAGACGGAATCTATGCTTGCAACACTTATGATTCTCAGCTCATCTCCAACGGAGCTAATGCTTGGCACGTAGGTCACACCACGCTTGGTCTTGGAGTTCCTGCAGGAAAGCGTGGCACGTTCACAAGAATCGTGTTCAACGGACAGAACATTTACCGTTTTGGAGTGGGCAATACCACAGATTCTGGCGCAGGCTCATATTACACGATTGACGATGGGCTGCTTACACCGAGCTTAACCGCACCCGAAACCGCAGGAACTGTTTATTTTAAAACGCACGGGGCTGGAACATTTACCGAAGGGACGAGCGATTCCTTTGGTTTCATTGATGTGATCGCTTGCAAAACACCTGCATCGGTCTAACAGAAAGGAGTGAATATTAAATGGCAAGATTAACTCTTAATAGCATTCCCTCCAAGTATTTCACGGTAAATTCTGATGCAAGCGATCTTCGTGGAAGCATCATTGGCATGGGCAGACTGCTCATGGCTGAACATGCTCGTAAGGGCGTTAAGTCCATGAACCTTTGCCTCAATCGTGCCGATGCGTCAGGCGAACCGATGATTTCTGGAAATGATTATAAAGAATTTAACGAAAAGTTTCAGGCCGAGCATCTGCTCTATGCCGCTAAATTAGCTTGCGATTCTACGGGCGTTCCTGCTCCGGAATCTTTTGAGGAGTTCAAAAGAGCAAGCCTTAGCTTCTACAAGAACAAGAGGTTCTTCGCTGTCCTTCAGGGCATCTACGAGGAGATTCTTACCCCAATTCTTCCGAGAGTTTATTCGGAAGCTGTCAGCGTTTTCGCTGATGTTGTTTCTGTAGGATTTGGCGAGACGTATCAGCTCACTATCACGAGTAACGATATACCGATCTTCCAGGATAGCTCTTGGGGAGCAACCAGAAGCGTTCCGGTGAATACCCTTTACGCCAAAGATTATACCCTGAATCCGTCACCGAGATCCGCAACGCTCAAATTCAAATGGCATCAGCTTATTGCTAACGATATGGATTTCGGTCGTTTCTTCGCAAACCTCACCGCAGGACTTTATGCAAAGACAATGGGCATGTTCAGTCAGGCGATGACAGCCGCAGCCTCTAATACGACTCTTATCCCGACCGGACTCACCTATGCTTTCACAAACCAGAACTGGATGGCGTTGGCGAACAAGCTGTCTGCTCTTAACAATGTTGCGTATGGCAACCTGATCGCATATGGTGGTGCTGTTGCTCTCAGCAAGGTTCTTCCGACTGCTGTTACTGGTTCGACTAACGTGAACATGGATGCCGCTATTGCTACGCTTCTTGGCGCAGACTATATCAACAGCGGTTATCTCGGAGAGTTCATGGGCGTAAGGCTTATGCCTCTGGTCGATGCCGTTGTTCCCGGAACGCAGAACGGTAATGTTACTACTCTTCTTCCGACCGACAAGATCTGGATGATGGCAAGCAACGGCAGGAAGCCGCTCACGATTGCCATGAACGAAGATACTCCTATCACCATCGAATTCGATCCGGAGAGAAGTGGAGACTTCATGATTGGTGCAAACATCACGGTGAGCCTTGAAATTGCGGCAATCTTCGCTTCGAAGGTTGGACTTATTACGATTTAAGCGTATCCGCTTTTCATATTTTACCTACCTTTCATCAACGGTGTGGCTTGGGCGGTCTGCTCCCGCTCAGGCCACACTGGGAGGGCTGAAACACAAGGTGTGCGGTTCTCCCAGTGCGAAAACATCTGTAAGAGAAAAGAGAGAAGGAGGGAATACAGATGGCAGAAGAAAAGAAAGTAACAGAAAAGAAAACCGTAAAGCGTAAAAGGAAAGCAAAAGCTGTAGAACCAGTCGAAAAAGCTGTTGCTACACAGGAAGTGACAGAGGAAAAAGAGATCAAGGCTGAAAAGGTCAACGATGACCTTTCCGACCTGAAGCTTCAGAACGAACTTCTGAGACAGCAGTTGGAACAGCTGAAAGAACAGGTATCGAAAGCACCGCAGATTATTCAGGTGGCAAACGATACCGA